GTTCAAGATGTTAATGCGATGGGCGGACACATAGTGCAAGCCTTTGACGATTATCCCAATGCAGATACTTTAGCCAATCGCTTAAATCACGAAACGCGTGGTTCTGCTGGTTTTTATTACGCTGTTTAGGAGAAAAAAATGGAATACATAGATAGAGTATTAATGGACGAAATTGAGCATGACAGGATGGAGCATGCTCACAATGCCAAATATGAGGATGAGTTGTACAGGTTCTCTATCGAAGTTTGGGCAACGATGGCTGTTGTTGAGCATCATTTAGATAAAGACTTCAATGTCAAGTTTAAGATGGAATCAATAGAGGCGCTGAGAGAGGCTTTGGATGAAATTTCATCGGTTCAAATGCACTACGACACCTTGCATAGTTTGGAGCAAGATGATATTTGGAAAATCATATGGGAGAATCCAGCATGGTAAATAATATCAGAAGAGCAACCAATCACTGGCTATGGACTAAAGGTCTAGCCACTTTGAAACAATACCCAATGACAGTTGAAAGATACAAAGTGTCACGGCTATTCAAGCGCGGATTTGTAGTTGGATTTATGTGCGGACTCGTGCCATACATTGTACACATGGGAGGGTGGTTGAGATGAAGATTCAAAAGCTAAAGAGTAAGCTGGCAAATCTACCAGTTCCGCCTGTTGTTCAAGACCAAGAGCCAGACTTCATGTCATACGCTCATGAGCAAATGATGACTGAGGAACACAAGCGGGAATCAGACAAGCTAACAGAGGCAATGCTTCGGGATATAGGTGCTTTATGAAATCAGGACGATTAGATATAGACTTGGTTGATTTGGAGTCTGTAAAGATTGACGGGATTGACTATAAGGATTATCCAGATTTCTGCGATGCTTTTATAGCAAGCGCAAAGTACAATAACGGCGAGCCATTATCTAGCGATGATTGTGATGCCTTTATGAATGAGCATACTACTGTGTTCTATGAATTAGTATGGGAGAAGGCACATCATGAATGTTAATTTATATCAATTGGCAGTTTTGGAAAAGGCTTTAGAATTAGAGCTAAAAGGTCTTAAATCCAGAGGGCGTACAGCCTATTCAATTATTAAATCGGAATTCGGGTTCAAAGGCGGTAGAGAATCCGTGTTAAGTCAATTTAAAGATTATCGCCAAAACTTAATGAAGGAGGTTCTACATGAGCCAGAAGGGTAAAGTTATAGAGTTCGCACCTAAAGATGAAAGGTGGGATAAATTTAAGGGCGCTATAGATAAAATGATTGCGCGCGCAACAAGTCAAGATGAGCGTGATGATATTCTAGCAGTAATAGAAGTTTATCATGGACTCAAAACGGAAATGTTGGATATGTTAACAGAAGAGCAAGCTCGTAATCTGTGTTCAAGTGTTTGTATGAGCGTCATCACCGAACTTGAAGAGGAGGAGCATTATGACCCAGAAGGATAGACTTAGACGTTATCTAGTCAATAACCAATCAATAGACCCGTTACGTGCTTGGACAGATTTAGGTATATACAGGCTTTCAGCCGTAATTTATATACTAAGGCGCGAGGGTGTTGGTATAACTACAGAGAATAAAACTATACACAATAGATATGGTGAAAAATGTGTAGTTGCTAACTATATGCTTGATGATTATGTTCCATACTGATAGTGTGGTTGAGTTATACGATGAGTGGATGTGTGATTTTAGTAGGATAGACCAATCGCATCGACTGATAAAAATCTCAATCCTTAAATGTAGAACGGTTGACAAAATCGATACTATTGTCAAGAAGTTGACAGGCTCTAAAGATTACACGCTTGTCGATAAGCGAGAGAAACATGTTAATAAAAAACTAGGAGATATAAATGACTACTTCAAACAGAAACATTATGGAAGCTTTTGCCGAATTCAGGGGCAAGATTGACACGATAAAGAAAACGTCAAAAAACCCTTTTTTCGGCAGTAATTATGCTGATATTAACACAGTGATTGGCGCAATCAATCCAGTGCTAGATGAGGTTGGGTTGGTATATGTACAATCACCAACTGTATTAGATGGTTTTGATTATCTAAAAACCACGGTATATATGCAGGATAACCCAGACCAAAGCGTTGAATCAATGGTTAGGTTGATACTAACCAAGAATGACATGCAACAGTTAGGCTCTGCTATAACCTACGCGAGACGATATGCGTTAATTTCAATGTTCGGGCTTGAAACAGAAGATGATGATGGCAATATGGTTTCTGGCAAAGTTTCAAAAAAAGCGCCTAAAACAGAAAAAAAGCTGTATAATACAACACCTACACAACAACAAAATGCAAGAATTAACAAGGCATTTGAGTTGTTGGATAATGCTAAAGAAAGGGGAGATATTAACAAAGCAAAGACTATTTATTTTCAAGCAGAATCAGAAGGCATCACACAAATATGTGATAAAGCCATTAGCCTGTTCGGAGATGAATTATAAATTAACCTATCGCAATGGTTAGTCGGGGTGAACTTCTTTCATTTGAATCTCCGCACCTCGTTAGGTCTTATGCGGGATTGACTACCCTAAGTAGTCACTTTTAACTAAACAAAGGAGTTATTATGGTAGTAGAAGATTTTGAAGATGCTCTAAGGATTTTAAGCACGAAAGATATGAGGGGTAAATTTAGATTTTTTAATGAAGACTTTATTCTTAGGCTTTCGAACAAATTAGGTTGGACTGTAGCACACGCTCAAGCCAAGAGGGGCTGGACAACACAAGATGAAAGCATTGTGAGAATGGCAACAACCAAAGGCTATACAGTTGCACACGCTATGGCTTTCAGAGGTTATGTCTTTCGTTTTGAAAGAATTAACAAATTAGCTACTCTAGCTGGTTGGCTAGGTGTTAATGACAAGAGCGGGTTTCCGCCACCAATCACGGTGGAGAATATAGGAAGCCTCGTAACCAAGAACTATTTAGGAATTAAAAAACAAAGGAGAACAGATGTCGGATTATGATAATACAAATACAGCAATAGCTTTCGTTGATAACGGACTATTCAACAAAGCTGGCGTAGAAGCTAAAGGTAGTAAACCAATTCTAACTGTAAAGGTTAATTTTGACGGTGTTGATAAGGAAATCGGTTTATGGTTTTCAACTGATAAACAAACTGGTCAGTACAAAGTTACTCAGAACGGCAGTAAGATGCTAACTGGTCAAGTTAAAGACCCCTATGTTGCCCAAGCTGTTCAAGCGGTAAGCGCAACAGTTAATGACGAATTTGAAGATGACATCCCGTTTTAGAATATGAAAGCAACCCTCACAAGTTTAGAGAAAATAAAGCGCAACCCAAACAATCCGCGCGTCTTGAAAGATGAGAACTTAGATAAGCTAGTATCCTCTATTAAAGAGTTTCCACAAATGCTTGATATTAGACCAATCGTTGTTAATGACGATATGGTGGTATTAGGTGGCAATATGCGCCTAGTGGCTTGCAAAGAAGCAGGGTTAAAGAAAGTACCAGTAATCAAAGCTAGTAGTTTGACCGAAGAGCAACAAAGAGAATTCATTATCAAAGATAACGTAGGATTTGGTGAGTGGGATTGGGATTTATTATCTACCGAATGGGATACAGAAGCTCTTGACAAATGGGGGCTTAAAACTTGGGGTACATCTGAAATCGATTTAGATGATTTTTTTGAAGATGATACGACAGAGAAGCAAAATGCCAACAAGATTGTTTTAGAATACAACGATGAAGATTACACTCAAATCATTGAATTGTTTGCTAATCACGAAGGAACTAAAGAATCTATTGTTTTGAATCTGTTACAAACATGAAGATTTATCTAGCTATTAATAATCTTATTATGTTTACTCATGCTGAACCTAAAGAAATATACTGTCTATCTTCCTACCATTACTCACAGAAAGACAAAACCTTGACTTCTTATTTTCCTAAATGGAAAGACTTTATTCTTGATTCTGGGATATTTACTTATCTGAATGGCAAAGACGCTCGCGGGGTAGATTGGGAGAAATATGTAGACAACTATGCTGTTTATGTAAAAAAACACAACATTAAAAACTATGTTGAAGTGGACATTGATAAGATTGTTGGTTTAAAAGAAGTGGAGCGGTTGAGAGAGCGACTAGAAAAAAAAGTAGGCTGGCAATCAATGCCAGTTTGGCACTTAAATAGAGGATATGACAAGTGGCTAGAGATATGTCACGATTATAGCTATATCTGTTTTGGTGCATTTATAACCGATGGACTGAAAGAGAGTAAATATCATAAAATCCCTAAATTTATTGCTGATGCTAGAGCAAAAAAGTGTAATGTACACGGATTAGGCATGACTCACTTCAAATGGCTTAAATCGTTGAGGTTTCATTCGGTAGATAGTAGTTCATGGATTGGTGGAGTTAGATATGGAGCTGTATCTGTGTTTGATAAAGATAGAGTTAGAACTATCAAGAAACCAGAGAACAAGAAATTCACAAATTACAAACAAGTAGGTGAGCATAACTTAAGAGAGTGGACAAAATTCATAAACTATGCAGAACACAGATTATAATAACAAGGAGCGTCTTATGAGTAAAAGAATACCGATACACGGAAATATGAGTCGACCAGCAGACCCAGCTGATGCGATTCAAGAAGTTGAAAAAGGAAAGGTAGAGTGGACAGGAGGCGATTTAATAGTTTCTGTTTCGACTCAAGAGTTCACCTCTGTATGCCCAACAACAGGACAGCCAGACTTTAACACTATAACGATAATCTATAAGCCTGATAGGTTTTATGTAGAATCCAAAACTATGAAATTCTACCTATGGTCTTATCGTGAATATGGGGCGCATTGTGAAACTCTAGCTAAAAAGATAGCTGAAGACATATACTTAGCTATTGAGCCTTTAAGTATTGAAGTAATAGTGAATCAGTTTCCTAGAGGCGGACTAAAGATTATTTCAAACTTTAAAAAAGAGAGGTAATTATGAAAAAAGCACTAGTATTACTAAGCGGTGGTCAAGATAGTACAACGTGTTTGTATTGGGCGCTGAAGAATTTTGACCAAGTGCAAGCTATTGGCTTCGATTATGGTCAAATGCACTCTCAAGAACTAAAGCAAGCAAGAAAGATTGCTGATTTTGTTAATGTTGAGTATAAGATATTTAATATCAAAGGCTTGCTTGCTAGAAGCAGTTTAACTGAACACACTAATCACAACGATAAAAGCTACGTTGATAAAGATTTACCAGCCTCGTTTACCAGTGGGAGAAACATTTTGTTTCTAACTATAGCTGGTAGTTATTGTGCCGAGAAAGGAATAAACGATATTGTGACAGGGGTTTGTCAAACAGATTATTCTGGATACCCAGATTGCCGTAGAACCACCATCGACTCAATGCAGAACACTTTAAGTCTAGGTCTAGGAAACGGTGATTACAGAATACATACACCTTTGATGTATTTGGATAAAGCAGAAACTTGGGGATTGGCGTGTGACCTTAATTGTTTAGGTGTAATCGTCCATGATACTTTAACAGATTATGACGGTGATATGACACTCAACGAATGGGGTAGAGGTAAAGCCGACAACCCAGCAAGCAAGCTAAGAATGAAAGGTTATTATGAAGCCAAGGAGAGAGGATGGATTTAGTAACCGCATCTCGTTATCACGACATAAGCACAGGACACAGAGTATCCGGTCACGAAAACAAATGCGCCCATATTCACGGACATAACTATAGATTTCATTTTACTGTAGCTACCGATGAATTAGACTCTATAGGTAGAGTAATAGACTTCTCTGTGATTAAAGTAAAACTGTGTCAATGGCTTGAAGACAACTATGACCACAAGTTTCTAATGTGGGAGAACGACCCGTTGTTGGAAAAAATGATAGATATAGTACCTAAAGATATTGTTGTTACACCTTTCAATCCAACAGCCGAGAATATCGCTCAACATTTGGTTGAAGTTGTAGCACCTAAACAGCTAGATAAAACAGGCTGTAAACTAATTAAATGTGTAATAGACGAAACAAGGAAATGTTCAGCATCTTATGAAATTAAATATTAGTGAAATTTTTTACTCCTTACAAGGAGAAGGGTTAAGAATTGGTACGCCAACAGTATTCATCCGCTTACAAGGATGTAAAGCGAAACATGCTTGCTTTAAAAAAGGGATAGTTTGTGATACGGAGTTTGAATCTGGCAAAGAGTATCAACTTGAGCAACTGGTAGATTGGATTAAGCAAAACGCTCATGGTTGTAAAGAGATAACTTGGACAGGCGGAGAGCCAACCGACCAGCTAACAGATGAAATGATTAAGTTCTTCAAAGATAAAGGGTACTATCAAGCGATAGAAACAAGTGGCTTGAACCCAGTTCCTGATGGATTAGATTATGTAGCCCTATCTCCTAAAGTTGGAGAACACGTTATCAAGAAGAATTTTAAAAAGGTTGACGAACTTAAATATGTTAGACACTCAGGGCAAGAAATACCTCAACCAAGCATTGAGGCTGACCATTATTGGGTAAGCCCTCATTCTGATGGATTTCAAATCAATCGCGAAAATCTCAGACATTGTATAGACCTGTGTAAAGCCAATCCTAAATGGAAGCTATCTTTACAATCGCACAAAGTGTGGAGAGTGTTGTGAATCAGCGAATCATAACTTGGAAAGATATTAAAAGTCGAGTAAAAGAGTTAGGCTTAGATGATAATTCGAAGTACTACGGAGTTCCAAGAGGCGGTCAAGCCATAGCATCTTATTTGAACCCAGTAGACACCCCAGAAGAGGCAGATTTTATCATTGATGACCTAATCGACTCAGGAGCAACAAAAAACGCCTATATGAGCAAATATAACAAGCCATTCATTGGACTATATGATAAACAAGCAGAAGGTATTACAGATTGGTTGGAATTTCCATGGGAAAAAGATGGCGATAAAGAAGTTGAAGAAAACATGGCTCGTGTTATACAATACTTTGACGATGGAAATAGAGAGGGGCTAAAAGAAACTCCTAAAAGGTATGTTAAGTTTTTAAAAGAATTCTTATCCCCTGATGATTTTAACTTTACCACATTTGACGGTGAAGGCACAGATGAAATGATTGTGCAATGTAACATTCCTTTTTACTCTTTGTGTGAACATCACTTAGCACCTTTTTTTGGTGTAGCACACATTGCTTATATCCCAAGTGGTAGAATAGTAGGTTTATCAAAACTAGCAAGAACGGTTGAAAAGTACACAAGAAGACTTCAGAACCAAGAAAGAATAACAACTCAAGTTGCTGAAAGAATACAAAAAGAGTTAAACCCATTAGGGGTTGGTGTTGTTTTAAAGGCGCAACACCTATGTATGGCAATGAGAGGGGTAAAGAAACACGATGTATATACTACAACATCTAAGATGATTGGTGCATTTAAAGAGGATATGAATACTAGGCACGAATTCTTAAAACTTATCAAAACTTAACAAAAATGAAATTAACTGATAACGAATTTTGGAAAGTATTAAGAGAGAGCGCAGGTATCTATGCTAGAGCAGTTCGTTTGGCAAAAAAGGAATACAATGTAGACATTTCACGCATTGCTATCAGAGAAAGAGCATTAAAAGACCCTCACCAATTGAAAGACATTAGAGAAGAAAACATTGATATAGCAGAAGAAGGGATACATTCATTGATGCGCTCTAAAAACGAGTCTGTGCGATTTAAAGCTGTTCAACTATACTTAAAGACCATTGGTAAAGAAAGGGGTTATGTTGAAAGACAAGAGTTCGATGTTGATAGTGATATGAATTTCACTGTTGAGTTTATCATGCCTGAATGAATGTCAAAGTTCCTTTTGCTTTTAATTCCCTGTTTGAACCGAAACGATATAAGGTTTATTATGGTGGCAGGGGTGGTGGTAAGTCATGGGGGTTTGCTCTAGCTTTATTGGTTATTGGTGGTAACTCCAAGAAGAGAATTCTCTGCACCCGTGAGGTTCAAGGCTCAATAAGGGACTCTGTTCACAAACTTCTTTGCACTTGTATAGAGAACCATAATATTGGTAATTTTTATCGAATTACGAGAGATGCTATATACGGCAAAAATGGAACAGAGTTTATCTTTCATGGATTGAAGCACGACCCGATGCAAATTAAATCTCTTGAAGGAGTTGATATTTGCTGGGTTGAAGAGGCGCAGAAGATTAGCAACGATAGCTGGGATGTTCTTATCCCAACAATAAGAGCAGAAAACTCTGAAATATGGATTTCGTTCAATCCAAATATAGCTACTGACCCAACATATCAAAGGTTTATTGTCAACCAAAGACCAGACCAGATAACAACTAAGATTAATTATAATGAAAACCCTTTCTTTAGCTCTGAATTACGCTCTGAAATGGAATATCAGAAAGAGATTGATTATGATGATTACTTACATATCTGGGAAGGTGAATGTAAAGAGTCTACTGATGCGCAGATATTTAAGCATAAGTATATAGTTGAGGATTTCGAGTCACCAACAGATGCCACTTATTATTACGGTCTTGATTGGGGTTTCTCGCAAGACCCCACAGCGATACTAAGATGCTTTATAATTGGGAATGATTTATACATTGATTATGAGGCTGGCGGTACTCAGGTTGAGCTTGATAATACCTACACCCTAATTGACCAAATACCTAATTCAAAAAGATGTGTAATAAGAGCAGATTCAGCGCGACCAGAGTCTGTCAGTTATGTGAGGCGACAAGGCTATATGATTGAGTCTGTACATAAGTGGTCTGGAAGTGTAGAAGATGGTATTGAGCATATCAGGAGTTTTAAGCAGGTACATATACACAGCAGGTGCATGGAAACAGCTAGTGAGTTCGTCAGATATAGTTATAAGGTTGATAGAGTTACTGGTGACATACTGCCTGTCATTGTTGATGCTCATAACCACTACATAGACGCACTCAGATACGCTTTACAACCAATGATAAAAAAGAAAGGCAAACCAAAGTTAGCAACAATCAAAGGATTTTAAAATGGGAATTGAATCAACACATCCGCTTTACGATGATAAAGCAGAACAATGGGAAAGAGTCAGAGATTCTTATACAGGTAGTGATGCGGTTAAGAGCAAGGGTGAATTATACTTGCCAAAATTAAGCGGACAGGAGAAAAAAGACTATGACGCTTATAAGTTACGCGCTTTATATGTAAACGCTCTAAAATCAACGGTTAGCGGGCTTGTGGGTGCTGTTATGAGGGTAGAACCAGTTGTTGATGCGCCAGATAGAGTTCTGGAACTAACAAAAGATATTACTGGTACTGGTGTTTCATTAAACGATTTCATATCCAACATGCTTACCGAACAGCTTTTAACTGGGAGGCAAGGTGTTTTGGTTGATAGGAATTTCGACAGGTCGTATCTTTCAGGATACACAACAGAGCAGATTACCAATTGGGCTAATAACAGAATTATCCTTAGAGAGTCTTACATCAAGAAAGACCCTAAAGACGAATACAAGTGTGAGTATGCAACTCAATACAGAGAGCTACTTGTTGAAGAGGGCGAATACATCGTAAGGATTTGGAGAGAAAACAAAGGCTGGAAAATATGGCAAGAGGTGTATCCTACCAATGTTGGCAACGCTTTGGTAAATATTCCTTTCGTTGGAATCAGTGGTAATGAATTGAACTTATCACCATCCGCTCCACCATTGTTGGCTTTAACAGATGTTGGCTTATCAATGTATAGAACAAGTGCAGATTTAGAACATGGTAGGCACTTTACCGCACTTCCTACACCTTACGTTACTGGTATTGATGTTGATAGTGAGTTATCTATTGGCTCTGGCTCTGCTTGGATTTTGCCAGACTCATCTAGTAGGGCTGGTTATTTGGAATTCAGTGGTCAAGGTTTAACCGCGTTAGAAAAAGCAGTTGAAGAAAAACGCTCAATCATGGCTGGTCTGGGCGCTCAATTATTACAATCTCAAAAAGCTGGTGTTGAATCAGCAGACTCTATAAGATTACGGCAAAATGCAGAAGCCTCAACCTTAGTAGGTATTGTTATGACAGTTGAAGAAGGGATTACTCGGGCTTTGCAACATATGGCTGAATGGGAGGGTGTTTCTGAGGAAGTAACCGTTACTCTAAATACTGACTTTGTTGATACCAAGATTTCAGCGCAAGACTTAACCGCTTTGATGGGTGCTTGGCAATCTGGTGCTATTAGTCATGACACATTCTTGCACAACATGAAGAGAGGCGAGATACTACCTAAAGGCATTAGTGTTGAGGATGAGAAGCAACTAATCGACCTAGATGTCTAGTGTCAACAGCGACCTCAAGGATGAAATAACGGGGCATGCCGTCAGCTTAAATCGGCTTGAAGCTGGCATGAGGAAAGATGTCGTAAAAGAGTTGAAAGTATTAGAGCGCAAGCTAACTAAGCAGTTAGATAATTCTAATGTTTTGAACGGCAAGCCCATGACAAAGTTTCGCCAGAAGCGCTTACGAGAACTACTGAAGCAAACCAAAGAAACTATCAATCAGCACTACAAAGAGATTGAGAACCGCCTTGATAATGATTTGGCTTCTGTCGCTGGCGTTGTTGAGGCTCAAACTGTTAAAGCTGTAAACACCTCTATCAAAGCATCTGTATTATCAACAGGGATGAGCAAACAGGCTCTCAGGGCAATAGCCTCAAACACTCTTATTGAGGGTGCGCCCTCTAAGGAATGGTGGGCAAGGAGAGGAACTGCTTTTGTTGATAAATTCTCAGATACCGTAAGACAGGGTATGCTTTCAGGTGAAACAACACCACAGATAGTAAGAAAGCTGAGAGGCTCAAGAGATTTGCAATATAAAGATGGATTGTTGCAAGGAAATTATAGGAGCGCAGAGGCTCTAGTTAGGACATCCGTACAATCTGTTGCGAACTCGGCAAGGGTTGAAACATACCGAGAAAACGATGATATTGTTAAGGGTATAGAGTGGTCAGCAACATTCGATAACAGGACTAGCCAAATATGTGCCAATCTTGACGGCAAACAATGGGATTTAGATTACAATCCTATAGGACACGGTACACCATATCCTGGGGACACTGCCCATTGGAATTGTCGTTCTACCACAGTTAGTGTTCTAAAGAGTTGGAAAGAATTAGGCGCAAAAGGAAAGTTTAAAGAAATACCAGAATCAACAAAGGCAAGTATGGATGGTCAAGTATCAGGCAAGCAGAACTATGAAACTTGGCTCGGAAAGCAAAGCAAAGCCACCCAAGAAGATGTGCTGGGAAAAGGCAAGCGCAAACTCTGGAAAGAGGGCAAAGTTGGCTTCTCTGATTTAGTTGACCAAAGTGCTAACCCTTTGACGTTAGGACAGATTAAGAACAAATTAAGCATGGTTGATGATGTTGTGTTTGATGTGCCGTATGTTAATTTAGAGAAGAGTTATGATGTTGCTCGGTCACATATACAAGAAGTAAATGGAGAGCGATTCATAGGAAAGGCAACTGAATTAGCCCAGCCTGTTACCGCAAGTAAGAATATGTTAATAAACCTTCAGGTTACAGGCTTTGTTTCAGAAGATTTAGCGAAACAAGCAACCAAGGCTTTAGGTTCTGATAAAGTTAAGGTTCACATGGCTTTCAAAACAACTAGCCTTAAAAAAGCAATACGAGATAAAGAAATTAAAAACAGCCTACAATCTGGTAAAGGCTCATACAAGACACACGGTAAAGAAAGGATAAGTTTAGAAAAGAGAGTTTTAGGTCTTGATGATTTTGATGCAGAAAATGTAAGCCACTACCCTAAATATGGGTTTATGGCATCAAAAGATAAGTTTGATTTTGACAAGATATTTGATTACGATTATGGTGATAATGTAGTTGTTTTTAAAGATACAATCAGAAAAAGAACAACAGTAACAATGGGTGATTCTTTTAATGGCAACGATTTAAGTCTAGGTGGTGCTACACCTCCATCTCCGCTTAATAAAATCAATGAAGAAAGTTTTTACCGAACTTTTAGATACACAGAAGGTAAGGATTATCAGCCTTTTACTTACATGTTTGATGATGCTGACAAATTCATGAAGTCTGGTCATTACAAAGATTTAGTTAAAACAACTAGAGCAGAATATATTGAGGCGCAAATATATGGCGAATTAGATTTAGAAGATATAGATTATATTATGACTAAGACTGAAGGTGCAAAAAAAGCAATAGAATCAGAATTAAGAAAAGCAGGTGTAGATATAAAGGTGAAACTGTATGAGTGATTTAGTAATAATTAATGATGATGAAAAACTCTATGTTTTTGATTATAAAGAAGATGAAAAGATGGCAAGTGTGTATAAAATAAAAGGGAAAAAACGCATAAAGTCCCTAGCAACCTTCCCTGCGTGTTTACGGTTTATGCCCTATGCTGTTGTAAAAGAAATAAACAAATAACTTTCAATTATCTTAACTTTATGTAAATTAAAGTTGACAAACACGAAAAAAGGGCGTATAATAGGAACTATAAAATCAAGAATGTGACAGGTTCTAGATGCTCTTTAAAAACAAGTAGGCGAATAAAGATAAAGCCAAACGACCATTACTTTTAATTTATTTGGAGATTCAAAATGAAAACAAATGAACTTGAAAAGTTCTTGTCTGACACTCTTAACAGATTAGCAGATGAAGAAGAGAAGAAGGCAAGCCTAGTTGGAAAAGTCTTTTCTTTAGAAGATGTGGAATATGAAATTCACGTTGACGGTAGAAAAGATGCAGGGTCTATAGGACATGGAGTTGTAATGTTCTGGTACAAAGGAAAGCCAGAACCAGACTCTGGATTGTATAGCGAAAGCGGTTGCTACTTTTGGGATGAGCCACCATACTTCAATGAGAAGCAGTGGAAAAAAGATAGATACGGTTAGAAAGTAACAATCAAAACTAAAAGGGATAGCCTAACAAGTTATCCCTTTACTTTTAATTTATTTGGAGATTTAAAATGGATAATAAAAAAGACTATTATGTCAGAGTTAATGGAAAAATACTTAGAGATAAAAACAACAAAGTGATATGGCATACAGAAACAGAGGCATTTAAACTTGCTGATAAACTCACTTCCATGGGTAAAAAAGCAAATGCTGGTTTTTATTTGTTTTGATATCAAAAAGTTAAACTCTATTTTCATATAACCAAAAGGGACAGCCTAACAAGTTGTCCCTTTTTTTATGTTTAACGCAAAAAACACAAACTAATGTATAATACTTCCTTCACAGAGTGACAATTTTAATTATTCAGGGAATAAAATGAGCGAACCAAAAACATACACAGAAGAAGAATTCAACGAACTTCAAACCAAAGCAGACGAATCTAAAACAAAGTTAGATGAGTTTCGCACCAACAATGTTAAACTAATGAAAGACATGGATGCCTTAAATGCAAAGTTTGAGGGTATAGACTTAGATGTTTATAATGACATGGTTGAGAAACAGCAAAAGTTAAACGATAAAAAGCTAATAGATGAAGGAAAAATAGATGAGTTACTTGAAGAGAAAACTAGAGCAATGCGTGATGTGCATAACAAAGAAATTGAGAAATCTGAAAAAGTGAATCAAACTTTGCAGACACAGTTAGCCTCTTTGGTTATAGATAACGCTGTTAGGGATACAGCAGTTAAAGCTGGGATTGTTGAAACAGCTATGGATGATATTCTGTTAAGGTCGAAATCCGTGTTTTCATTGAAAGACGGAAAAGCCGTTCCAAGTGATGCCACAGGTAATGTTATATTCGGGCATGGCACTAGCGAACCAATGTCAGTTGAGGAATGGGTAAAGGGTCAGATGGAAATAGCACCTCATTTATTCAAGCCATCAAATGGTTCAGGTTCTCAACACAAATCCAATACAGCAGGTTCTAATTCGAGTAATATGTCGGCTCTTGAGAAGTTACAAACAGGCTTTGCCAAATAGTTTGACATTCATGCCGTAATTCGGTATATAATATAACAAACCTTCAGTGAAGCGTTTAACCCTACGTTCTGCCAGTGGTGAAACAGTAGTAGATTTATTTTTTAATCTGCCCCTGTTTTACTCGGGCAAAATTTAGGAGAATGCAATATGGCATCTGTAACTCTAGCTGAATCAGCTAAACTCTCACAGGATATGCTTGTCGCTGGCGTTATTGAAAACGTCATCACAGTAAATCCTTTCTATGATGTATTACCGTTTCAAAACATCGATGGTAATTCACTTGCTTATAATCGTGAAAACGCTCTTGGCGCTTCAGAATGGACGGGCGTAGGCTCAACCATTTCTGCTGGTAAAGCCGCGGCAACTTTCTCACAAGTAACTACAAGCCTAACTACTCTAGTTGGCGATGCTGAAGTGAACGGCTTAATTCAAGCTACACGCTCAAACATCACTGACCAGAAGGCGGCTCAAGTTGCATCAAAAGCTAAGTCAATTGGTCGTGCTTATCAGGACAAAATGATTAACGGCACAGGTTCTTCAAATGAACTAGACGGCTTGTTAAATCTTGCTGTATCTGGACAGAAAGTAAGTGCTGGCACAAACGGTGCGGCTCTATCTTACGACTTACTAGACCAAACTATTGATTTAGTAACAGATAAAGACGGTCAGGTTGACTATATGTTAATGAATGCTCGTACTATTCGCTCATACTACGCTTTGCTTCGCGCTCTAGGTGGTGCTGGTATCGGTGAAACAATGGAGCTTCCATCTGGCAAAACAGTTCCTACTTACCGTGGTATTCCTATCTTCCGTAATGACTATGTACCAATTGACCAAACTCAAGGCACAGAAAGTGCGGCAACTTCGGTTATTGTAGGTACTTTGGATGATGGCTCTATGTCACACGGTATTGCTGGTCTTACTGCTTCTGGTAATGCTGGTGTATCAGTTGAAGAGGTTGGTGCTAGTGAAACTAAAGACGAGTCTATTACTCGTGTTAAGTTCTACAATGGTTTAGCTAATTTCTCTGAAAAGGGATTGGCTGTACTACACGGTATCAATAACTAAAAGGTCTGTCCTTCCCCCCTTCTTAATGGAGGGGGTTTTTATTAAGGTGAATTATGGCATTAGATGCAACGGTAAATGGTAGTTCTGCGGACAGTTATGTTTCTGTGGCTGATGCTGACGCATACCACGATAATCATCTTTATGCTTCCACTTGGACTAGCGCATCAACTGCTAACAAGGAGAAAGCCCTTAAAATGGCTACAAGAATCCTTGACGAAAAGATTGATTGGGTAGGTACTAAAGCAACAGAACAGCAAGCATTAGGATGGGGTAGGTATGATGTAACAGATGAAGGCTATACTGTATCTTCTACTATCATTCCCCAACCAATAAAGAACGCTACGGCTGAATTCGCAAGGCACTTAATCGGTAGTGATTTAACAGGCAATGCGGATGGAAAGGGTTTATCTTCACTAGCTGTAGGAAGCGTATCTCTAACATTTGACAAGAACGATACGGCTGGCGTAATGCCCGATATTGTTCAAGAAATGCTTAGAGGCTGGGGAGAGATACACGCTAGAGCAAAGTTCGGCACTGTAGCTGTAGTGAGGTCTTAAATGAGCTTACGAGATTCAATAGCAAGGTCGGTTGAGTCGGCTTTCGTCACTGTAGGCGATATAGCTGAAGAGATTACTTATAACTCAAGAACAGATGGTACATACAATGTAACAACTGGCGCAAGTTCTCACACTACAACTGTATATACCTTTCAAGCTATTGTTTCTGCCTTTGGAAGCGCTCGTGTTGATAGAAACGAGATTATGGATGGCATCACTGCTGATTTATCCATATTATTTTCCAGTAATGATTTAGCTGTTACACCAGACACCAATGACACAATAACCAGAGATTCGCAAACGTACAAGGTTAATCAAATCATTCAAGACCCTGCTGGTGCGACTTACAGGCTTATCGTTGGGAGAATAGGATGAGTGTGAAAATGAATGCAAGTTCTTTTGAGGCTGATTTGAATAAATTTGCCATAAGAACAGAGTTAGAATTAGATACGGTAGTTAGAAAAATAGCCTTATCTTTATATGATGGCATTACCAATAAAACACCTGTTGATACTGGACGGGCAAAGGGAAACTGGAATTTATCTGTCGATAGTATGGATACCTCAGTTAACCCTAAAGCTAGAGGAAAGAAGAGAGTGTCATTAAAGAAAGGAGATGGTAATAATGTTATTTACATATCCAACTCATTGCCGTATATAGGTGTACTTGAAGATGGTCATAGCAAACAAGCACCACATGGAATGGTTGCTTTAACACTAGCTGAAGTGAGAGCGAGTTTATTATGAGTTTTGCTAGTGAAAGAACGAATTTAGAAACTAGGTTCAATACTAATTGGACTACTACCCCGATAGCTTGGGGAAATGCTGATTTCAACCCACCAAGCAATTCAGAGTGGGTACGGTTTAATATTATTAATGGTTCTAGTGGTTATAGAGCGATTAATAATTTAAAGCGACATAACGGTTTGATAACGGTACAAATTTTTGCACCTATCAACTCTGGAACTCACACAATCAGAGGGTATGCTGATACAATATCAGCTATTTTTGATGGCGAGAGTTTCAATGATGTGGTCTGCGATGTGGCAAGCATAGCGACCATTGGTACTGATTCCGCTTGGCATCAGATAAATGTAACAATTCCTTACTGGAGGGATGCATGAAAAACGTAATTTTATATCCGCCTAACGGTGGCGAAGGTGTAATTCCTCACCCTTCTAAAATTGAGGAAATGAAGAACGCTGGATGGACAGAAAAAGCCAAGCCAGTAAATAAATCTAAGTCAAAGGAGCAATCAGATGGCAAATCATAAAGGAAGCGAGGGTGTCGCTAAAGTCGGCACAAATACAATTGCAGAGGTGAAAGATTGGAGTTTAAGCGAAACTGCTGAAACTATCGATGATACAACTCTTGGCGATACTGCTAGAACAAAGAAATCAAGTTTAACAACAGCAAGTGGTTCATTGACTGCTTTCTGGGATGAAACTGATACATCAGGACAAGGTGCAATGACTGTAGGTGCAGAAGTAACACTTAACCTGTATCCAGAAGGTGCAACTTCTGGAGATACATACGCCACTTTATCAGCAGTTGTTACTGAAAAAGGTGTATCAACATCATTGGATGGCATGGTAGAAACAAGTGTTAGTTTTGAGGCTAACGGTGCTGTTACTTGGGGTACTGTGTAAGTGAGCATACTGGATAAAGCCAAAGCGCACTTCGATAAAATTGACACAAAAACAATTGAAGTGCCAGAGTGGGATACGGTTATATATGCCACGCCTTTTACTATGGGTGAAAAGAAATCACTTTGGAAGTTTGCTAAAGAGGATGACTTTGAATTCATGGTAAGAACATTGATTTTAAAAGCACTTGATAAAGACGGTAATAAACTGTTTGATATATCTAACAAAGTTGAGTTGATGAACAAGGTATCACCAGACGTGATTACGCGTGTGGTGGGCGAAATATCCATAACCCAAACCATTGATGAAATGGAGGGAAACTAACAAGCGATTCCGAGTTATATACTAAGTACGCACTTGCGAATCGCTTACACAAAACTGTGTATGAGATAGATTTAATGACAGTTGAGGAGTTTTACGGGTGGATTGCGTATTTCAAATTAGAGGAAGAAAATGCCAAATAATGTAGCAACTCTTGCAGTAAAGGTTGACCCAAAGGGTGCTGTATTTGGTGCAAACAAATCTAAAAAAGCCATCAAGGGTATTGGTCGTACCGCTAGGCGTGTCAAAGAACAGGTGTTTTCACTTCAAGGCGCGCTTGTCGGATTGGGTGCTGGTGCTGTATTGCGCTCTGCTCTCAAATATACTGCAACAGTTGAAAACTTAGGTGTCCGCCTTAAATTTATAACAGGAAACGCAGAAGATGCAAGCCAAGCATTTGATACCATGCTTGAATTTGCGGCTGAAGCCCCTTTCACACTTCAAGAAATACAAAATGCCTCGCCATCATTATTAACGGTTGCTGATAATGTAGACGAGTTAGGTGATTTGTTGAAAATGACAGGCGATATCGCGGCTGTTTCTGGCTTGTCATTTGAGGAAGTTGGTCAACAACTACAAAGGTCATTCTCTGGCGGTATAGCCGCGGCTGATTTATTCCGTGATACGGGTGTAAAAGCAATGCTTGGATTCCAAACAGGCGTTCAATACACAGCAGAGCAAACCAAAAAACACATGGTTGATATGTGGAAAGAAGGCACATTTACTATGGTTGGCGCAACAAAGGAATTGGCTAAAACATTCGATGGTCAAGTATCAATGATGAAAGATGCTTGGGATGCTTTAAGTCTTGCCTTTATGAAAGAGGGCATATTTGACGAAACAAAAGGTTCTGTCCAAGATATAACCGATTGGTTGAAAAGTCCAGAGGTAATACAAGGTGCTAAAGATTTAGGTGGTTTTATAGCTGACATCGCTGTTGCTGTAAAGAACACCATCGCTAACTACATGGCTTTGCCAGAGTGGGTTAGAAACACTGGACTTATACTTGCTTTATTCGGTGGCGCGAAATTAAGAATTGCTATAACTGGGCTGGCTTTATTGGCTGGCAATATTAATAAGTTTACAGATTCTTTCGAACAAATGCCAGATGCTCAAGGAGATGTAAAAGCATACCAGCTTATTGTACAGGAACTGGCAAAATTAAGAGAACTAGAAAAGCAATTAACAAATGAAAGAGATAAAGCCTCAAAGCGTTCAATATTCGGTGGCGCGTTGAGTAGAGAAGCTCAACATTTACAAACCCTTCGTAGTGCTATTTTATCCCTTGAACGCGACTTAGCAAAAATAACGGCTTCTATGAAGTCCAGAACCGCCTCCCCTCATGAAGGTCTGCCTGATTTAACATCTCTTGAATCCGCAAAGAAAGCGACTGAAGAAATAAAAAAATCCTATAATGACTTAAATACAACGCTCAGTGCTACCATTAATATCTACGAAAATATGAGTAACCATATGGTCAGAAATCAAGCTGAATGGGAAGGGGCAATTAAAGTCCATAGAGACTTAAATACAACACTTAGTTCCACTATTGATATCTATGAAAATATAGGTGACCACATGGACAGAAATCAAGCCGAATGGAAAGAAACGGCGGATGCAATCAAAGAAGCCAAGTTAGACGGTATAGTTGCTGACATTGCTAGAAGTATGGAAGATAGTATTACTAATGCGGTAATGAATATCGGACAAGGTGTTTCTAATATGAAAGATTTTTTCAAGTCTATGGTCAATATCATTCTGGAACAGTTTGTTAGAATCAAGATTGCACAACCTGCTGTGGATTGGTTAACTGGCGGTACGGGTGGCGGTACTGGTGGCGGTGGTATAATAAGCGATATTATTAAAGGTATATTCTCAGGAGATGGGGGTGGGTACACAGGTTCAGGCGGAAGAGTTGGCGGTATTGATGGCAAGGGTGGATTTCCAGCCATACTTCACCCACAAGAAACAATTATAGACCACACCAAGAAGCAAGACGTTTCGCGGTCTGTCAATGTCAGTTTTAATATCACAGCAAACGATACTGAAGGATTTGATGATTTATTAGAGTCAAGACGAGGAATGATTGTTGGTCTTATTAATCAAGCAATGAATGACAAAGGCACTATGGGAGTCGCATAATGAGTTTACCTACTTCACCAGTTTTTCAGTCCGCGAATATAAAGAGCGTAGACCCAACATTGTTTAGCGAGTCAGTTAGTGGCAGAACACAAGCGAGAAAGGTGTCTGGGCAAAGATGGGAAGTTACGGCAACTTATCCACCTATGACTAAAGCGGATTTCATGCCTGTATATTCTTACGTTGTCAGTAAGCGAGGAACTCTAAGCACCTTTACTATGAGAATTCCCGTCTTAGAGGACAGTAGAGGTACGGCATCTGGTACTTTTTTAGCAAATGGTGCGGTTGTTGCTGGGCAAACAGTAATAGCCATTGATGGTGGCACTGGCGATTTAGCGAGTGGTGACTTTGTTAAGTTTGGACACGACAAGGTGTATATGGTTGTATCTCATACTGCTGGTAATTTGACTGTTTCGCCAGCATTGGTTACTGCGGTTGCAGATAATGAAGCACTTGTTTACAATGATGTGCCAATAACAGTTAGGCTAAAGAATGACGTACAAGCATTCGCATTTAACAATGACGGGTTATTCAGATATGAATTAGACTTCATCGAGGCACTATGAGTCGTGTAATCTCATCTGGCGTAATCACTGAAATCGCCACGAATGATTTCAGGATGTGTCACTTGTTGGAGATTAATTTAGCAACCCCGATTTATTACACAGACTCGCCTCAAGACATAGTTTATGACTCAAACACGTTTCTTGCTAGTGGGCATATTTTACAAATAGAAGCCATTCAAGAAGCATCAGATATCAGAGTTGGCTCTTCTAAGATTAAATTAAGCGGTGTAGAGCAAACATTTGTAAATCTAATGCTTGCAGGAGGTTATTCAGGTAGACAGGTACGAATTCTAAGAGCATTCTTAAACGACACCAACCAGATAATAGGTGACCCATTCTTACTATATGATGGGCGAATTGAAGGTCATCAGATTAAAGACAGTAATACCACCTCTGAAGTCATATTATCCATCTCTTCTCATTGGTCTGATTTTGAGAAGAAGTCAGGAAGGAAAACAAACAGCAATTCACAAGCACTTTATTTTTCAACTGATAAGGGATTTGATTTTTCAGCACTTGTAAATAAAGATATTAAGTGGGGTAGACCGTAATGGCATTCTGGGCTTGGTTATTCGACATAGTTGTTGGTGCGCTAATAAGTTGGGTATTAACTCCAAAACCTGAAGACTTTCAAGAAGTAGAAGGTACTCTTGTTAATAAGTCTAGCAACATTGCTGATATTCCAGTTATATACGGCAAGAGGAAAGTGGGCGGAACTCGCGTATTTGTTGAGAGTTCAGGAAGCGATAACGAGTATCTATACATCGCTTTGGTGCTGGCAGAGGGAGAGGTTAACAGCATTGGGAATGTATGGATTAATGATGTTTTATCGACCGATTCACGCTACTCTGGTCTTGTTACTATCAACAAGCATGTAGGAACTGATTCACAGACAGCAGATTCAACGCTTACAAACGCTTCAAGCTGGACAACAGACCACAAGCTAAGTGGTGTTGCTTATCTGGGAATTAGACTCAAATTTGACCGCGAAGTCTTTAGTTCAATTCCAACATTTCATGCGGAAGTTGAGGGTACAAAGTGTTACGACCCAAGGGGTAACAGTGGTTCAGGCTCAACTGGATATACAACGAACCCTGTGATATGCTTGCTCGACTATATGACGAACTCACGTTACGGCAAGGGTTTACCAACGACATCGTTTGAAACGGGTGTTTTTGCTGGAAATCCCAACCTGTCTTCTTCATGGCATGTAGCCGCAGACTTATGTGATGAACTCGTAACACCTTACACTGGTTCAGGTACGATTGAGAAATTCTCATGTAATACCGCTATTAACACAGGCAAGAAAATTATTGATAACGTCAAGATACTGCTCTCTGGCATGCGTGGAATTATGCCATACACCCAAGGCGAGTATCGTATTCTCATTGAAGATGAATTAGTTGGCTCTCCCGTTTTTGACTTCAACGAAGACCACATAATAGACGGCATCGCGATTACGTCAGAAAATAATAATGAGAGATTTAACAGGGCAATATGCACTTTCGCCAATCCTGACAACAACTGGGAAAGCGACCAAATTGAATACCCACGCGCAGGAAGTTCAACCTATACAACTTATAAGACCGAGGACAATGGATTTGAATTGACGCGAGAAGCGCACCTAAATACCGTTACAAGCATTTATCAGGCTTATAATATTGCTAAAACAATTGTCAAGAAGTCGCGCAATGGTCTTAGATGCTCATTCTTATCAACCACAGAAGCACTTCAATGCGCGGTTGGTGATATTGTAACCGTATCCCACTCAACACCTAATTGGTCAAGCAAACAGTTCCGAGTTATGGATATGTCTCTTGATTCAGATGCAACGGTAACACTCTCATTGATTGAGCATTTTGATGCCTCTTACTCATGGGAAGATACAGACGAAATAACAATCGTCACTGATACCGACCTGCCAGACCCAACAACTGTCACAGCACCAACAGGCTTGACGGTGGCTTCTGGCGAAACTCATCAACTCACCAACTCAGACGGAACTATATCAGCAAGAATGCACGTTAGCTGGACTGACTCTGTTGATGCTTTTGTTTTGAAATACATAGTGCAATTTAGCACAACATCGACTTATGATGGAGAGGTTGAAACTACTGGCAGTCCTATATATCTAGCTGGAGTTTCTAGCGGTGCGACTTACAATGTGCGAGTTAAAGCGGTTAGTGTTGGTGGTTTTTCATCGGATTGGGTAACAACAACTCATACTGTTGCTGATTTGGTTGGCGGTGTCGTTACATTCGCATCTTCAATTGGGGTGGGTACAACAACTCCACAACAAGAGGTTGATATATCTTCGGCTAATCCAGCAGTAAGATTAACCGACACCACCACTTCAGGATTGTTTCACGAACTAGTGTCTTACAGTAATGATTTGAGATTTAGCGCAGACGGTGACAGTGTTCATGGTAGCACAGATATCGAATTTCTGATAGATGGCACTGAGCGTATGAAGATAACCAACGCTGGTATGGTTCATATCAATGACGGAAATTTAGTCATATCCACAAGCGGACACGGTATTGATTTTTCAGCAACGAGTGACGGCACTGGGTCTATGACCAGCGAATTGTTAGATGATTACGAAGAAGGTACTTTTACTCCAGTTATCGCAGATGCCTATACTGGCGGTAATACAGGAAGTGCTGCAACGATAAAAGGTTTTTACACAAAAATAGGCAGATTGGTTAATGTTTCAATTTATATTATTAATATGGACACCACCGGTCTTACTAGCGGTAACGACTTATTTTTTAGAGGCTTTCCCTTCACTTCAAATAACGCATCGCACCATTATGCTGACGGGATTTCGCGTGTTGATAATGTAAATATTGCCAACTCAAGAAATTCAGTAAGTGCGGTAATGACAAATAATGACTCATGGTGCAGGATTAACGAATACGGTGATAATGTTGCTGATGACTTTCTTACTGTGAGCGATTATACAAGTGGCACATCTGATGTTTTTATCAATATTACATATATGGTTTAATTACTCCTAGTGGATTCTAGGAGTGGACAAATTATTAACAACAAGGAGCAAATATGGCTTTAGAAAAACAAACAGTAGTAGATAAGATTGAAGTATTAGAGATGGGTCAAGTACAAGTACGCACAGCAACAAGAGTACTTGAAGATGGCGAGGTATTATCCTCATCATTCCACAGACACGTTCTTGTACCTGCGGATGACTTAACCAATGAAGACCCAAAGGTAGTAGCAATCGCTAACGCTACTTGGACAGATGAGGTAGTTAGCGCTTATCAAATGATGATTTCAAACAAGGAATAAAAACAATGGCACAAGAGAAATGGCACGTAAGTAAGGCGATAAGTCTATCGCATATAGCAACAACAGGTGTTCTCATCTTGAGTGCTATTGTTTACATCACTGGAATTGAGAAAGACGTGGCAGTCCTTCAGGCACAGCAGGCAAATATGCAAGAACAGATTGTTCAGATGCAGAATGACAACAAGGAAATGTTCAGGCGTATTGACGAGAAGCTGGACAAGATGATTGACATTATTCATAAGTATCAAACTTCAAGATATGAATGAAGATATGGATTTTTCTAATAGCTGGTTGGCTGGTTCTTGACACTTTATTTAAACTAACATGTTTGGTTTACCATTAGAATTAATAACAATGATTGTAAGCTATATAGCATCGGCTTACATTCGACTTCAGGCTGATAAAAGACAAGACCTTGCGGATGAGCGTTTAGCAAGAGAGGGTGCTTTAAAAGATGCTAGAGCCTTCCAAACAACAAGCGCAAACTGGGCAAGACGCTTTCTTGTTGTATCGTTTGTGGCGATGGCTGGTTTTATTTTAATTGCTCCAGCATTATGGGACACCAGCACTCAAGTACCAATTGAATACGTTGAAGGGTTCAAATTCTGGTTCTTAGATTTTACAAAGACGGTTACACGCTATGTCGAACTAGAAGGCGTAGTTACACCAGACTATCTACCTCACGCTATTATGGCTGTGGTCGGATTTTACTTCGGAAATTCAAACGCAAAGAGGTAGTTAAATGCACCATCTTTATGAATTCTGCACGTCAGAGTCGCAGAAAGCTAAGTTAGAGTCCTACATTCGTTTACAGTCGGTTAGAGCGGTAGCTGACGAACTTGGGATTTGTCATCAGAACGTATCTCGTACTTTAAGAATGCTTAAATTGAGAGCTTCTAAAGTAGGTATCGCGCCAGAGGCGGATATGACCCACCAGACCGCAGAAGGGTTTGATGTTAAAGGGGTTTCAACTTACTACGACCAAGATGGTCAAGTAAAGGGGCAATGGGTTAAAACGCAAAATTCTGGACACTCTTATGAGGAAGTAGCAGAAGTATTTACCGAGGCACTTGGTGATTTTCAGCCTATCGGTAACATATCAACACCAGATGTTGTTGATGATGATATTTTGGCGGTTTATCCAATGGGAGACCCTCATATAGGAATGTACGCTTGGGCAGAAGAATCGGGCGAAGATTTCGATTTAAAGATTGCTTCTGAAGATTTAAGACGAGCAACCAACGCTCTAGTCGATAGAAGTCCGCCCTCTAAAACAGGACTCATACTGAACCTCGGTGACTTTTTCCATTCGGATAATCA